TTACATCCTTTAACGATGTGGGTACTAATATGGTTTTTGATTCAATCATTAATTATAAAACGATTGAAACGGGGTTTGTTGTTAACCCCTTAATCTACATTGCAGAAACATTCAAACGATGGGTCATCATCCCACAACCCAAGTTGTGATTGTGCCTTGTCTTTGATTTGTTGGTAACTGATTTCTTTTTTGAATGTGTTTCCCGCTTCCGTTTCGTGTTTGATCCACCAATCAAATAATTCTGGTTTCTCTTTGGCAATAATTGACAACTTGCCTTTGCCTTTCAAAAAACATCCATCACAATTTCCGTATGGTTCATTCACCATTAAATCAAATGGTTGTTGTTTCCACCAACTCAATACATCTGGCTTGGTTGTTTTCCACTTAACCAATGGTAATTCAACATCAAAATCAGAATCTTTAATTTTGTTCCACCTTCTTGGTTCATCGTATCGTATACCGTTAAACGATGTGTAATCAGTAATTCCAATTGATTTCAAATATCTGCGAAGCGTGTCAATCTTCAAAAAGGTTGTGCAATATCTTAATCGTTGGTTAGGTAAAAATTGTTTTTTGTGGGCAATGACTTCGTCAAATGGTCGGCCATTACGGGATGCGGTTTCGTATGTTACGACCTCAAAATTATTGCCAAATCTGTATTCCAACCAAACTATGTTTAGATTCCAACGCTTATCACACTCATTGATAAATTCAAGTGTTTCAGCCATCTCCTTTCCCGTGTTCTGAAAAGTAACAATGTATTCACCTCCTTCATCAATCAATCGTTTGGTCATGTACGCGGATGTTCTGCCCCCGCTAAAATTTATGATGTTCATACTTCCAACGCTTCATTGAGCAACACACACACTTTTGCGTATCGCCTTTGCACATCCTTATCGGTGTGTAAAATGTTACTAAACTCGTTTACTGAATTGATTGCCGTGGAATGGTCACGATGAATAATCCGTCCAATTTCTGCCCATGCCATCCCTAATCGCTTCCTGCAAACAAAATTGAACATATGACGTGCGTATAACGATGCCCGTTTCCTTGATGGGCAAAGTATTTCATCGGGTGTTAACTCGGTTACTGTGCAAACCGCCCGTAATACTTCCTTCCAATGGTTGGGTGCATCGTTAAAATCAACCCGTGGGTTTATAATTTCCTTTTTTAACAATTGGATTTTGGTTAGGGCTTCGCCTTGTATCTGCACTAATAATAATCGCAGTCGTTTAATTTCTTGGCGTTGGTTGTGTAATTGCTGGTAATGGCTTGTCATATCGTTTCTTGTATTGCTTTGAAAATTTGGTATGCTACTTGGGGAACTATCGCGTTCCCGTATGCTTTTATTGATTCGTTTCGCCACTTTGAAAAGGTAATTCCGTCCAATTCGGTGGGAAGCCCATCATCTCCCCCACAAATCGGGGATTGAGTTGGGAAGTTGTCCCAACTATTTGCCGAACTCGTTTGGTCATTGAATCTTGATTTTCCAAACCCGTTATCTTTTCCCCCTCCTGGGCTTGTAGTGTTGGCAACATCCCCCTCACTTGCAATGTCGCGTATAGATTGCTGTTCCCCTTCATTCCCGATTCCCGAATTGGTTTTGCCACTCCGTCCTTGCTTATGTGCAGCTGATGATTGCTTTGACTTTCCCCTATTGCCGATGCTGTTGGTGTCGGTAATAATCCCATCACTGCGTAATGTTCCAAATACATTGCCCTCGTTTCCCCTCCGTATGTTTCCTTTCGTTTCATCGTTTGTTCCTCGGTCACTTCCCTCGGGCTTGAGTTGGGTGTTGGTAGCAACGAACCATACTCTATCTCGTCCGTGTGGGGCATTGACCGCCGCCGCAGGTATAACCACGGCCTGGACTTCGTACCCCTCAAACTCCAAGTCAGAATGCACCTCCTCGAATACCATCCCTCCATTCCAATTAAGTAACCCAAAAACATTTTCCCCCACGATGTACTTTGGTTTAATCTCGCGTATTGCTCTAAGCATTTGTGGCCATAAATGGCGTTCATCTTCTTTGCCTTTGCGTTGCCCTGCCTGGGAGTATGGTTGGCATGGGAATCCCCCAGTGAGAATGTCAATTGTGTTTGCATATTTTGTAAAATCCGTTTTTGTTATGTCATCAAATGATTCTGCATTCGGCCAATAATGATGTAATACTTTTTTACCGAATTCGTTCCATTCACAATGGAAAACATTTTCCCACCCCATCCATTCGGATGCAAGGTCAAACCCCCCAATTCCTGAAAATAAACTTCCGTGTCTCATATTTGTCTTTGCAAATATACAAATCCACACGAAATAAACAATAATTATTTATCTAATATCGTAATTTCCATAATTTCCACGAACTCCCAACGCCATCATCTCATGGTAGCGAAGTGCGTCACAGATGTGTTCTGTACCCGTAGGAATGTTTGTTGTACGCCCTTGGGCATCAGTATCCCAACAATAATTCCGTAATTCTTTAATTAGGTTTGTTGATGTGGATGTCACCAAATACAATTGGCTTTGCATGATTTGGATTCCGTAGTTGATGGAATCCTTTCCTTTGGTTACGCCCTTGATTCTGATGCCGTATCTGCGTATCTCATCAATTGATTTTGGTTCTGCGCTATCCGCATACACTGGCACAAAGTTGGGCAATGCCTTTGCAATGTCTGAATTAAGCATTCCCGTGCGGTATGCGACTTCATCAACGATGCGTTGGCCATTGTACTCATATACGGCAACGATAGCCGTAGGGTCGTTTGTATAACCGAAATCCACACCACAACCAACCAATCTTGCATCCTCTGGTATTTTATCGATGGTTTGCCAGTTGCTGAATATAACTCCTTGTAAGTTTCCAATCTCACCAAGCCCATACACCCGCCACCAATTAGCCCAATAGTTTGATGTTTCTGCCCTATCCCGTGCCTTTTCAATTTCGTTTACAATTGATTTGTCCAACGCTTCATTGTCTTTGTATGTTAGTACAATCATCTCCGCATCCGCATCGTGTACCAACTCACTATCCACCCAAAATTCCGCCACGGGGTTGTAATCCAAGTATATGAATTTACGGGTACGGATTGCCATTTGGTAGTATGATTCCCAATCTATGTTGTTGCACTCGTTTACAAATAGAACATCACGCCTTGCACCCCTCAACTTTTGCGGTTGGTCTGCACTAAAAAACTCGATGTAACTTTCGTTGCTAAACTTATAAGTCCATGAAGATTTGTTCCATTTTAAGGGATCAAACATGCCAATCATTTCCATAATTTTAAGGAAGTCACGAATTGCACCCCTCCGAAGGTGGGGAATGGTTTCAGACACAACGCTTATTTCACACTTTGGGTTTTTGACTGCGTAATCAATCAGCAACGGAATAATCGAAAAAGTTTTTGAACTTGATGTTCCACCCCTTACAATTCTAACCCGTTTGCGTAATTGACTAATCTTTACCTGGGCCGTTGTTTTCTGCAACATTTATATCAATCCCGTTAAAAATCGGTTTTTCTTTTTCTTCCAATACATTGTGGCTCATAGATAGTTTGCGGAGTTCTTCTTCGCTACTTATCAATTTCATTAACGCCAATTGCAAGGTAGGTTGTTCACTCAAATACCATTTGGATCGCATCGATACCTTGATGTTGGTTTTAACTTCCAACAACGCCTCTTTTATACTTTCCGATTTTTCCAATTCAAGGTGGTAAAATGTACTGCTTGTACAAGGTAGATATGCAATTACATCCTGGATAAAAAACAACTTGTTTTTCTTGATGGCTTCCAATGCCGTTTGTTCTAATTCGTTTCTGTCGTATGCCATTATTCGTTTGGGGTTATGGGAATCGGCATCCAATAAACTACATCCAACCTTTGGTCGGTGTGTGAGCAATGCCATTGCCCGTCATAGTAAGTCGCCACAAAGGGGATGCCCCGTTCGGTGTAAACCAATACGGGGTGTTCTTCTTCGGGTAATGTTTGTTCAATCTTCCTCCACGCTTTCATTTTTTTTATTAAGTGAATTAAACCATTGCATTTTAATTTGATTTGCTATTTGGGCAGTCATAACTGGTGGAACTGACATTCCAATTAAATACTTTGGTTCTATATTTTTAAAATTATAGTCAAGAGGGTAACTGCCAGTACATTTAAAATCATTATCTGAAAACCATTGTTTATCATAAGCCCTAAAATTTTTGCCTGCACTTGTAATTGTTTGCGGTGTTTCTGAATCTTTTACAATACTATCGGTAAACCCCGAATTTTTGCCAGTTCTTTTTATTTCAATTTCGGCAAGTGTTTTTTCTCCTTGATATAATTTTAATAATTGAAATTGTCTATCTGTTAATTTTGTTTCATTTCCTTTTTCACTTCTATATTCTCCAAATAGTATTGCTTTCTCATTAAACTCTAATTTCAACTTAGGAAACTTTAATTTGTTTTTGTGTCCAATAAAAAATACTCGCTCTCTTTTTTGTGGCACCCCCATTGAAGCGGCATTAAGTAAAAACACTTGCACCGTATATCCTGCATCAGTCATTTTTTTTACTATTTGTTTTGAATATAGTTTTGCGTTTCCTTGTATTATTCCTTTGACATTTTCAAGTATAAATACTTTTGGTTGCAATTTTATAACTGTATCGCAATATACAAATACTAAGTCATCCAATGTTTGTAATGCCTGGCCCTCTCTAAATTGTTTTTCTTTTCCCCACGCTTTTTCTCTACTTCCTGCCATTGAAAAAGTTGAACATGGTGGTGATCCATCTAAAATGTCAAGTTCGTATAATTCTTTTGGCAAATCGGTACGTTTATTAAATTCTCGTATATCTTGATTATAAATGTACTTTGGGTTGTGATTTGTTTTGTAAACGTCCGCAATAGGTGGGTCTATTTCAACACCTCCTAAATGTTCAAACCCTGCTAATTTATATCCCATTGTCGAACCACCTCCACAAATAAAAGTGCCAAATACGTTTAATCCGTTTTTTTCAGGATAACCGTCTTTCAAAAACCATTTATAATTGAACAAGTGCGTCATAAAATACTTTTTCTGGGGTTTGTCCTATCGCCTGTAATTTTGATTTCAATTCAGTATATTCATCTTCTGAATACTCTAATTTGAAAGTATATTGTTGTTCTGTAAAATCAGTATCTATTTCTTTGTTTTTATCAGAATAATCAACCTCAACTGGTTGTTGCCAAACATCCAACCCCCAAGCGGATAACAATTCGGGTTCCCATTCGTTCGCCAAAACATCCCAATCCCATTCTCCGAAGCCAACATTGTCTTTAATAATAAACTCTTTTTGTTGTTCTTCGGTGAGGTCGGATGCTTTGATGATTGGAACTTCCTTCAACCCCACTTCCTGAACTGCCCTTAAACGCATATTGCCACCCAACACAACCATTTCATCATTCACGACTATCGGGCGGAGGTTCAACATTTGTGGGAAGTCCTTAATTGATTGTACCAATTTACGGAATTTGTCATCTTTTATCACCCTGGGATTATTCTCATTGGCAATAATGTCTTTTGTTTTAACAATTTGTATCATTTGTTCATTTTTATTTGGTGTGTGATAATTAAAAAATCTTTGTGTTGTTTTTGATCCCCAAATTGGATGTGGCATTTTCTGCAAAGGGCTTGTAGGTTTTCAATTTTATCGGCTTCCTTGCTTCCACCCATGCCACGGCATTCAATGTGGTGGATGTCAACCGCCTGGCTTCCACACACTTCGCACGGGATAAAATCGGATGTGTCATACCCAAAATAATTCAAATAAATTTTTGTATGTTTTTTCATTGTTGATTCCCTTTTCGTATAACCTAAACGCCACCGATTCCGATACTCCCATCCGTTCTCCAATTGCTCGGAATGTGTAATGGTAATCATCGCGTAAAATCATTACGGCGTATTGCTTTGCAGTTGTTTTACTGCGGTCAACCATGGCCCCCATTTTGCTCGGTCTTGAAATTGTATTCTGCATTTTGTACACATATAAATTTGGTTGGGTTCAATCATTGGCCCCGTTTCGTTTATCAATTCTTTGGTTGATTCTTTATTGTTATCGCAACAATCACAAAGGTTTCTCGTAAGTTTCATAAACCTGGGTTATCTCGTTTATCATGTTTTGCCACGCCTTTGGATTGCACGAACATGGTTTGTAAATTCTTTTTGAACGGAATATCCGTGACCATATTTCAGCTATCTTGTTTGCCTCCATTGGGGCCAATGTCGTGTCGTTGATGGTCTTAAAATGTGTCCACCAATGATATTCATCCTCCGTCATGCACAATGGTTGGCGGGTTGGGAATAATTTATTGAGTTTGTGTTTACGGGCATCGCATCCACAGTCCTCGCCCATCAAAAATTTGGTGGCAAGTTCAATCCCCGTGGCTTTCGTCACCTTCGCTATCGTGTCCCCCAAACCTATGGATGGTCGTGATTCGGTGTACTTCTTCCGTGTTTCGTTTTTCTTCTGCATAAATTTTATATTTTACCGTTGTTCTTTGTTTGATAAATTGTTTCGCGTTTTTGATTGAGTTAAAAACACTATGGGTTGGAATGCCCGTCTTTTTTTCAATGTCTCGCATCGAATGTCCGTACACAAAATGCAACTCCAATAACATCTGGTCATAATCGCGTAGGTCATCAATTGCTTTCTTTACTTCACCCATCAAGTCCATGTGTGCCATTTCAGCCATTTCGGGGCTTTCTACGGGGTTGAATTGGTCTTGGTGTGGTATTGTCTTGTTTTCTGCCCGTTTGATGTCTATAAACGCATT